CTTTGTGGCGCTGGCAAACCTGCTGGGCATATCAAAGGGGGTGGTTCAGGGCTTTACCAACGAGACCCGGGACAAGTACATTCTGAGGCGCACCAAGGAGGATGTCCGAATCTCACTCCCTCCGTGCGAGTTTGAGAATGTCGAGCTCGAGATGAACCCTGAGGAGAAGGAGCTGTACAGGTTTGTGTTTGAAACCTCAAAGGAGACTGTCAAGGGCCTGCTGCAGAACCAGACGCAGGGGATGGCTATGATGATGATTGAGTGCCTGCTCAGGGCTCGCCAGGCTATGATTTGGCCGCAGCTCTACTATGATGGCATCGCAGTCAAGAATGAGAATGAGCCTGAGCGATTTGAGGGTCGCTCAAAGAAACACGACACGCTCATAGAGATGATTCAGAGCCATCCCAAGGAAAAGTCACTCATCTTCTGCCAGTTTGTTGGCGAGATGAACCAGATCCAGCAGAGACTCGAGGGACACGAGGTGTACCGGATTGACGGCTCGGTGAGCAAGGAGGCGAGAGAGGCGAGAATCCAGGCGTTCAAGAAATCCACCAAAGGCGCAGTATTCATCATCCAGATCAAGGCGGGCGGAGTGGGTCTGAACCTTCAGGAGGCGACCAGGGTCTACATCACAAGCCCGAGCTGGAACCCTGCAACCGAGATGCAGGCGATTGCTCGAGCCCACCGAACAGGTCAGGTGTACAATGTCAAGGTGAAGAAACTGGTGTACGCAGGGTCTGAAGACTTGCCGAGTATCGAGCAGAGCATCATGCAGCTCCAGAACCACAAGGCGCTGGTTTGTGCCGAGGTTCTCAATGACCCAAGACTAGAGTTGCAGATTCCCAAGAGCAAGGCGACATATACTGTTCAGGACCTTAAGAAATTGTTTACATAGTTTAATATGAGTATCAATGGTGCTCTTCTAGCCTTGTCTGCTGCGAGTCCTCAAGATCAGTTTGTCTGGGGAAATGATTTTATGTGGGTCCCCTCTCCAATCCTAACGCACACACCTTTTGCTATACAGCAGCGTACAGTACCAGTCATTAACCATCAGGGTTCGTATCTAGGTCATTACTTTCAGATTGATCTGAAACCCCGAGACTTGCCGGACATCATGTCCAATATGTATCTTCAGTTTACACTGCCGGTGACTGACTCACTAGGTAATACTATTGCTTACACGCCTCAGGTTGGCCGAGCAGTCATTGCAGCCGCCAACTTTCTGATTGATGGTCAGCAGATTGAATCTCTCACAGCTGATTGGTACATTATACGTGATGAGCTCTTTCTTGATGCTGATCAAAAGTTTTCAATGTACCAGGCTGCAGGAACATCAAACGCATTGTGTACGGGAGGAGAGTACATAGTGCCTTTGGAGTTTTTCTTCTGTCATCGCCGAGGTGATCATAAACCTTACTTGCCTGTGTGTGCTCTGAACGAGTCAGTCATTTCTGTTCAAATATACTTCAACTCTTCTGCATGGATCACAAATAGTCCAACTATTGACATATCAAATGTCAATCTTCTCATAGAAGGTGAGCTATTGGGAAATGAAGAAAAGTTGTACTACATGACAAATCCACAAACATATAACATACCAATTGCATATCTGAATCCAAGCGTCACATACAACAATGGTATTGCAACCATCCACCTGACAGCTGGATTTCCAGTGAGTATGCTTGTATGGTTCATAAGAAATCTTCAATATGAATCAGGTGATCCAAGTTATTTTGCATCAAGATACAACTATGGCTACACAACCAAGTACATTCAGAACTCTGTCCCAGTGACTTATTTTGACGGCACAACAAACAACTATATAGATCCTCTGTACTCAGTCACCATGTGGTTCAATAACAACCCGATACTGTCAGCGTTTCCAGATGGAATATATCACAGTATTGTTCAGCCGATGCAGCATGGTCTTTCTATTCCGACAAACGACTTGTACATGTACTCTTTCACGAATAATCCCAAAGAGTATCAGCTTGATGGCGCTGTAGACTTTTCAAAGTACAATTTCAAGACGACTCGTATTGATATATCATTTCTTCCTCAGTATGCGAGTCAGATTCAAAACAACTTTTCACTGAATCTCTACTTTGCAGGGTTTATAACACTCACTATTGCGAATGGAAAGGCTAGTTTTTCTACAGTCTAATACTATGGAGCCGTTTCAGCGTGAGACGTATCATGCTCGATGGCCATTCACTGTTTCTGCAGGTGTCGACTCCACGATCCCCATCCCGATGATTGGTGATGTCATTGATTCAATCTATCTGCGCTTCTCTGGACCGTTCCCCAATACGGTTCCGACATCCTACGGTACAACCCTGGTTAACTTTGCTGAGTTGTCATATCAGTCCAATGTTATTGAACGAGTTTATGGCGAAACGCTCTTTATAATGAATGACTTGACTGTGCCACAGGGGAAGCGAGCAAGCCTGACACAGCTCGTGGGTCTTGACATCAATACGCCACTCCAAGAGTACTATGTCAAACTGACATTCTCGGTGCCTTTGCCTCTGTGCGCGCTGCATGAAGCTCCAATGCTCAGGGTTGTATTTGCTGGAGTCTTTGGTAATGTAGACTATCTGATTGACTACGTCTTTCTAAAGGATCCTGAGCGAAACCATCTCTTGAATAATAGACTTGAGTACTTGACGCAGTATTTTCAGGTGCTCGACTTTGGATATAAAGCCACAAATCATCTCAAAGTTGTGACATCATTTGTCAACTCTGTCAAGGAAATCTTTTGGGTTCTTGATAATGGTGAAGGAACATACTCATATGTGAATGACATGAAACAACTAGAATTTAGTCTGAATGGAGTTCAGTATCTGAATCAGACGAGCAAGTACTTTCATGTTATTCAGCCACTTCAAAACCATACCAAGGTTCCAAACTCTAATATATATTCATACTCTTTTGCCCTGAGGCCTCAGGATTTTCAGCCGTCAGGAGAGGTGAACCTAAGTAACTTGACAAATCAGCAACACATTCTTACTCTTGGATCTCAGACTACATATATGAGAATATATGCACTTACGTACAACGTGTGCACGATCAACAATGGTGTGCTGACTATGAAGCATACGGTAAGCCCGAGCGGATTTAAACCTTGACTGCTCTTAGATGGCGATTGTACTATCGGCCGTGGACGAATTTATTGGACCTTCGACATACTTCAGGTACACCGAACCAGAGATTACATCCTACGAAACATCAACTATATCAGTTCCATTTGTGACGAGTACTCTGAATTTTGGTCAATACGCCTTGTGCAGAATCCCAAAAAAGGATGACGTGGTCAAGTCAATCTATATGCAGACTATTCTTGGACCTTTGTATACTGGGAATGAAACGGGTTATGTATACCCCACACCAGCTGCAAGTATTCCTAATATTGCAGTGTATGATAATACAGGACACATAGTAGTCGACCCTGTAAATACTATAGGATTTTACAACACACAATTACTAAACATATGGCTCTATACAGCACCGGGTGTCACAGTCACTTTGTCATCAACGAATCAATTTGTATTTACTGGTCTTACAAGTCTTACATTTCATAATGAACAAGCTGCAAGTTTCTGGGGGTTTGATATTAATGAAGCTGATGTGTATGATCATACGACTGGGTACTTTACATTCAAGAGTCTCGAAGGAACACTGAACTTGATTCAGTCTGGATGGGTTCCTGGGTTTCAGCCACCTCCGCCAGGCTTTAACTATTATCCCTCAGTTGGTGACTTGGTTGTTCAGTCGGCGACTTTATTTATCGGAAACCAAACTATTCAGACTCTGACTTCAAACATCATGATGATTGAGGATGATATTCTTGTTCCTTTGGAAAATCAGGCTGGTCTGACAATCACTGTCGGCAAGAATGATACAAGTACTGTATATGCACCAAGAACATACTGGACCAAACTTGACTTTGATCCGGTGCCTATAGGGCAGCTTGGACACCAGATTATTCAGGTTGGTGTTCAGTTTGCAGAGTTTTCAAACTTGACAAGTGTATCTACAACTGGTGGTCCGACGAGTAATTCGTATACTCAGGTTGCTCAAGTAAATAATTCACCAGACTTTACTATTCCATACCTGGACTATATCATCTCAACTTACCAAGGAGCAATTATTCTGACAAATGTCATCTCATACCAAACATATTCTGCGGGTGTAACTAATCAGGATACATTGCCATGCGTAAATAATGGAAACTTGTATTTTATGGAATATACTGGTTCTGAAAATCGTTTAAGTGTCTTTAGCAACATTCTTAGTCAACAATTTGGATATTTAACCTTTGGCCCTGATATTTCAAGTTTTGGTGCGGCTCCGTACAATGTTGGTACTGTAACGATAACAACAGATGTATTTCTTGTTTATTCCAATGTCTTCGCGTACTATGATACCGCATATGACATTACTGATATCAACGGGTATCATGTTCAAACATATCCACCAACAAATGTTCTTCCACTAGACAATACTGGCCTGTTTACTCAAACTGCAATTGCAATAGGCAAGTACATATACGTAAGTGTTCAATATGCAAACGCAGACAATTCTATACTAGGTGTTGATACAACTCGAATTATTAATGGGACTGAATCATCCACCATGTATAAACAATCTTCAAGAGGGAATACATTTTTTGGAATTCCAGTAACTGATGGAAGTCATTTGTATTACGATTCAAATGGTGGGTTATTTGCTCAGGTAAATCTTGATCTAACATTTACAACTTATTCACCACCTCTTCCTTCACACGACTATGTTGTACTACTTTACGATGGAATATACATATATTACAGTGATCGAAATGCATCTACAGTATTCTACAACACGACCATGTCCTTTACAAGCCCTAATGCATGGACACATGTGACAAGAGGTTTTGTCAATGGTTGTTTGACTTCAACATATGTATATCTATATGATCCTTACGGAGGGTTATGGCAGCTGAATCAATATAAAGTCACACCCAGTCTTCAGTCACAGCTGGTTGTCGAGTACTCAAAGCTTGAAAACCCAGTTGCACATTCAGAGAATATAATCAGCGAGACTCTGAATAACACATTGATAGTTCCTGCCAACACGACAATTGCTGAATTTATTCTGGACTTTAGAGGCCCCATAAGAGAGCTATGGTTCCAGACCCCTGCGATTATCCAAAGAACAGTTCTCCAGCTCAATGGCGAAACTTATTTTGATGAAGATTATTCGTCACTCACAAACCTCAGGCCATATGAGTATCATGTGATTACATCATCCATGAATATCATGTCATATAGCATCGCACTTGATCCGAACACGGTCGAGCCAACAGGCACACTGAATATATCCCGTATAGCAGACCCAATCCTCACAGTGTACCTTGGTCAGTCGTACCCAACACCTCAGACGATCCAGGTCTATGCGCGCTCTATGAATATCCTGACGTGCGCTCAGGGCATAGGTG